CAGTAGACGATTCTATGCTACTTGCTTTACCTTCCCCGCAGTCTATATCTACCCAAATAGACTGTAATGATTCTACGTTTGTTGCTTCTCTGCTTCCGGCTTTTTCCAATTTACCGAGCATGAAGTAGACATCCTTACCTTGCTTTACGAACTTCTCAGCAAGGACATCTACCTGCGCTCTGTCGTCAGTAAATTCAGAGAAAAAACCTGAGCCTGCGCCAACCACACAGTAATAGCCGCCCGTGGGGACGACGTAATCTATGAGGTTGAAATCAGTCATTTTTTATACTCTATTATTAGATTTTTAATAGTGTCTTTCAGTTCGTTGCTTGGCTCATGTATGCCCGTAAACCAGTTGTAAACTGCTTGCCGACTAACCCCAAGCCGGTGTGCGACTTCGGCAACGGGTACTTCTTTCGAAATACACGCGCGACCGAGTTTTACACCTAGCATGGAGCCGTCAGCCTGTTTATTTAGACTACTGAGCCGCTTTGTGTAGCCATAGCTCATTAGTCTTCGTCGCCCCATATGTCGATGATGTCAGCCATTTCTTCGTCGTCCGCCGGTGCAGCTTCCTTCTTTTTCTTGCGCTTCACAGGCTCGGCAACTTCTTCCTCATCCTCGTCGAACAGATCAGGTTGCTTAGTTATCTGGCCTTCAGCTTCAAACATATCGTCATCGTCTTCTGCGGCAGAGAACATGTTTTTAGCTTGGTCAGCCGTGAACCCGTCAGCTTCCTCGAAAGGCGAAGCAGGTTTGTAAGGCAGATACTTGAGCACCTGTACACCGCGTAAGCGGAGAGAAACACCAGTAGTCGCCATTTTGAACGGGATCATTTCGACCGCTATATTTACTGTACTACCAGTAGTTAGCATAAAGTCGCTGCCAAGGCGGTCGTTCTTTGCGTCAAACTGCGCAGGCGGCTCGGTCGCATTGCCACTGTATGCTGCTTTGAGACTAGTCTTACCAACAAACGTACCGTCTTCTTGCTTCTTGAAAGGCATCTCTAGTTTAGCGGGCCAAGACTTATCGCGGCCTTTAGCGTTGGTGTAAGCATCCTGCATGATTCCATAAAGCTCTTTGGCTTGCGCAGAAGTCATGCTGAAGTCTAGCTCATAACGGGCACCGTCTTCGGTAGGGTCGCAAGGTACGCTCTTACCATTCTTACCTGCCTTGTTATCGAAGCGGTAAGGTTTATCCAGACGAGGGTAACGTGCTTCAACGCCTTTGATTATGTGAGATGGGTTAGCCATAAATATTTCCTCTATGTTTCCTGTAAAAGGATTTGGTGATTGCGAAGCGGCTTCTATTTGCTGCCTCGCGGTTGCAAGCTCTTCCTCGGCTAAAGGTCGAACTGGTTTAAAATATATCCGGTACGAGTTGTACTGCTCGACTAGATATAATTCGGTTAAAATTTCTTCTGCTTCTTCTTGGTTTTTCTCTAAGTATTCAATGTACTTATAAAAGCCAAGCTTGTTAGTTTCTTTGGCAAACAGACTGCTAGCACTTATGCGCACCTCGCAGACTATGCCGTCTTCTGGTAGTAGCACCTTGATGATCTGATAAAACTTACATGGGGCGCTACGATTAAAGCCGCCGCTTTTAATGCTTCGAGTGCAGTCCATACACCGCCTAGCTTGCACCTTGTCATCAGGCACGTTGTCGTCGGGGTGCGTAGAGCCAGTAGACCAACACACTAAACCTGTGCTGTCGTAGTAGCCCCTAGATAACTCTCCTCTATCAACTATCATCACCTGTAGAGAATCTAGGGGGGAGTTGGTCCGTGGGTGTAAGAAACACCCATTTTCATGTCTCAGTCGAATCATTTTTTACGCGGCTTTAAAACAGAAACAATATACTTACGGTTGACTTGTAAACCCGCAGGCATAAGGTCAGGGTTGTCCTCAAGAAACTGCTTCATGGCTAGGCCAGAGATTCGTTTCTCAAGTAGGTGGAAAGCGTCGTGCTCCTTGAGGAAGTCGTACATCCTTTCCCAGTCGCTAGTCCAGTAGTGGGACTGTACTCTACGGCTTACTGTGCCAGAGGGTGTCCTTAGACTATCGAGGTCTTGCTCTTCGCAGAGCGCAAGCAGCTTTTCTACTACGGTTTCTTGCTGCTTTTTTATTGTCTTTATCTCGTCTTCTTTCTCTTTAATAGCGTTCCGCATCTTTATATAGATTTTGGTTAGCTTGTCTGCTGAGTCTTTCATGGCTCCTCCTAAATAGCAGGGATTGCCAGTGTATGTCAGCCTTATTTACATTGTCAAGCATCTATTTCTTGTTTATATAAATCTACGATTTTAGTGTGGTTGTCTATGTTAGACCGCAACATCTTGTATAGCCTGCGCTCCACTTCACTGCCCTCAATGTGCACCACAGTCATTGGGTTGTGTTGTCCCGGTCTGTCGATACGAGCGTTTGCTTGTAGGTAAGTCTCCACACTGGTGACGGGAGCGTACCATATCACTGTGTTAGCAGCGGTTAGCGTAAGGCCGTGCGAGGCTGCTTGCGGCTGGATGATAAGCACCTTTATTTTATCTGTGGTCTGGAAGTCCTTGATAATATCACTGCGCTTGTTGACCGATACCTTGCCAGATATTATGTCGGCGCTAATCTTGTTCCTGTTACAGAATTCTTTAAGTAATTCAATAGTGTGGGTGAACGGCACGAATACAAGTATTTTGTGAGACGATTCGTCTATTACTTCTTTAATAACCTTAAGCCTGTTGCTAACGTCAAACTCAATGACCTCTCGGTCGTCCGAGTACACAGCCCCGCCCGATATTTGCAGTAGCTTGTTGAGGTTAGTTGCAGCGTTAACTGAAGTGACTTGCTCGCCGTCCGCTTCCATTATCATGCGGTCTTTTAGCTGTTTGTAGTACGATGCCTGCTGCTTGGTCAGTGGGGCTTCCCGATCTACGAATGTCACTTTGGGTAAGTCTAAGCATTCTTCCTTGCGGAATCTTATCGCCGGTTGCAATGCAGCATGGACTGTCTCACTCGCATCGGGCTTAGGGCGCCAAGTATATTGTGATACTTTATACATGACCTTATCTTTGAACTGCCCGAAGTACTGGGGTACATTTTTAGGGGCGACTAACTTAGCTAAACCAAACGCATCAGTTGGCGCTTGTGCTGCTGGCGTACCCGTAAGCATCCATAGCCAGTCTATTCCTTTGCACAAGTCGCGTAGTATCTTCCATCGGTTTGTCTGTGCATTCTTGTAGGCGCTTGCCTCGTCTACCACAATTAGATCAAAGCCGCCTTTCTCTATCTCTTCTTTTACTACCGCTACTCCGTCAAAGTTTATGATGACGAACTCTGAGCCTGCGTTAATTATTCTCTTCCGCGTAGCCGAGGTTCCGTGTGCCACAGAACAAGTGCGGTGCATAGCAAATTTAAATAGGTCTTCCTGCCATGCTGATTTCATAATAGACAGAGGACATATTACAAGCACGCGATTGATAACCCCTTGCTGCATCAGATAATCTGCTGCCCATATTACAGAAGCAGTTTTACCTGTTCCTTGCTCGTTAAAACAAAATGCTTTCTTGTTGAGCGTCAGGAAAGAAGCGGTCTTCTTCTGGTGAGCAAACGGGTCAAAGCGACCCGACCACTCGTAGTCTCGTCCTATGGGAGATGGCACGTCTTTTACACCCAAGCTATTTAACACTTGAGCTTCATGTAGGCGCCACGGCAAGGCTAGTTTGAAATAGCCATCGTCCTGCTCTGATACTTTGTAATTCTTTACGCGTTCAGTCACGAGGTGCGGACGTTTAGTCTTTAACACCATCGCTCTGTTGTTTACTATCTTCATGCTTTCGAGGTCTTCTTTCTTTTGCGCTCACGCGTACTTGTTTCAGATACAAGGTTGCCTTTTGAGTCCCGTTTGAAGGAACGGTTGCGGCTTGCTGTCTCTACTCTAGTACCGTCAGAGTTCTTGCCGCCTTTGTCCATTGCTTTCTTGTGGGCTACATCATTACCGTCGCCTTTGCTTACCTTGCCTTCTCGCTCGGCTTTGCGACGGGCAGCGTTACGCTCAGCACGTTTTTTCTTTTGCTCTTCGGTGCCTTGGTATTTGGCATACTCAGCTTTGTAATCTCTCTTTTTGCTACCAGTCATATCATCGCTTCCTATTATGTTCGCAGCTAGTAACCGGACAGAACGCACACAGCGGCCCGTCGATTGCATTCCACACATCGTTTTCTTCTGCTACCGTTAGTCTTTCCAGCTCGTCATCAAACACACTGAAGTACGACTTATACATATCTACGGTGTGCTTTTTCTTTATAAACTCGTTACTTACTACGTATGCTAAGGCAGACTTAATTACTTTTACTTGGGGGTAATTTACAAACGTTGCGCCCGCCATTAAGTCAAGCTGTTTAGTGTCAGCATACTTGGCGTTCTTGCCTGTCTTGTAATCTACAATATAAGCTTTCTCGCCGTTTATTATTAGCAAGTCGACGATGCCCCGCCACCAAACATCCTTGGCGAAGAAACTAGTGGGCTTGTAGACGTTGTTTTCTTTTGACACCGCCATGCGTATTTCACAGTGCTTCTCGCCCTCGATGCGGTTGAAAGCATCTAGGATTTTCTTTACATAATTAAACTTAG